GATTTGTGTGATGACGTTACAATCTTAACTAGTGAAACTGAAAAGGCTAATGATTGGATGGGTAATGATGAAACATATAAAGATGTTTACGCTAAAAAGTCAATTGAGTATCTAGAAATCATTGCTACGAATAAAACACCTATTTGGGATTCGGAACAAAAGATTTATGTTGCTGAAGAAGACAAAGAAGAGGCTGAATCCGCTTCATTAGAAAAAGAGATTTCATTTATGTCAAACACCTCAGAAAATTCTGGAAAAGAAGATGTATTAGTTACAGATTTAACTTCTAATGATTCTGATGATGAAGAACTACCATTTTAATATATTAAATATATGGCTAAGACACCTTTAAAAAAGAAAACTTCTGATTTTTCTTCTATAAGAAAAAAGTTTTCCTCCGCTGAGAGGTACAAAGAACAAAAGTACTTTGATTTAGGGGAAGCATTTCAGAAGGCTACAGGTATACCTGGACCCGCTATGGGTCAAATCAATATGATGTTAGGTCATTCAGACACTGGGAAAACTACCGCACTTATACAAGCTGCGGTAGATGCTCAGAAAAAGGGTATTTTACCTATATTCATTATCACTGAACAAAAATTTAGTTTTGAACACGCCAAACAAATGGGGTTAAAAACTGAATACGTTGAGGAAATAGATGAAACAACTGGTGAAGTCACTGGTTATTGGGATGGATTTCTATTATATAAGTTAGGGTTTGACTACATTGAACAAGCTTTTGAATATGTAACGGAAGTTTTAGATGGACAAAAGAACGGAGAGTTACCTCACGATATATTATTTTGTTGGGACTCTATAGGTACTATACCTTGTAAAATGAGTTTTGATGGAAAAGGTGGTAATCAACATACTGCTCGAACTATTTCAGAAAAATGGGGAATGGGTATGGCTCAAAGAATTACATCCTCAAGAAAAGAATCATCCCCATATACTAATACGATGATTTTCGTAAACCAACCTTGGGTAGATTTACCAGATAATCCATTTGGACAACCAAGGATACAACCAAAAGGTGGACAATCAATATACTTATCTTGTGCGTTAGTGTTCTTATTTGGTAATCAGAAAAGTGCTGGAATATCTAAATTATCTGCTACCAATAAAGGTAGAAAAGTTAATTTTGCTATTAGAACTAAAGTAGGTATCCATAAAAACCATATGAACGGGTTAGGGTACGCTGATTGTAAAATATTGGCTACTACACATGGTTTTATTGAAGATGATAAAAAATACATTGACAATTACAAAGACAGTCAAAAGGCTTATTGGTCTGAGATATTCGAAAATGTAGGAGATGATGTATTAGATTTTGAAATTGTAGCTGATAGTGAATATATTGAGGCTCCAGTAGATTATTCTGATGATTGATTGTTTAACCCTATATCAGATGTCAGTTGAAAGTACCAAATAGAAAAAAAACCTACACACACACTTTATTAGTTGATGGGGATTCATTGTTAAAAACCGCTTATTTTGGGGCTAAAGATCTTTATTATAAAGATACCCATATAGGTGGTATTTTTCAATTCCTTACTATGTTAAGAAAAGTAATTAAAGAGTATAGGTTTGATAGGGTATATGTCTTCTGGGATGGTAGATTTAGTGGAAGACTAAGGTATGACATATACAACGAATATAAGTCTAACAGGGATAAAGATTTTTATAATGAAACACCTCCCTCTGATCCTGACTTATATATTCAAAAAGAAAGGGTAATGTCTTACTGTGAAGAATTATTCATCAGACAATATAAAGATGAAATAGTTGAAGCTGACGATTCAATAGCTTATTACGTAACCAAACTAAAAGAAGATGAAAAAGTTGTTATCATATCTAATGATAGGGACTTGTGTCAATTAATAGATGATAGAGTAGGTGTGTACGTTATAAACCTAAGAACTATTGTTACGAAAGACAATTACTTAAGACATTTTAATCATCACCCAACAAACCTTAAACTAATTAAAATGATTTCTGGAGATGTTAGTGATAATATAAAGGGGATACAAGGTGTAAGTGAAAAGACATTGAAAAAGTATTTTCCTGAAATAGTTGAAAAAACTTTGACATTGGAGAATATAATTAGTAAAATTGAAACAATACAAACAGAAAGAAAAAATAGATTGAAGACATTGGATAATATAATAAATAAAGTTACCGTTGGTGTACAAGGTAAAGATATTTATGACATTAATGAAAAGATAATCAATCTTAAAAAACCATTGTTAACAGAGTCTTCAAAAGGAGAGTTAGATTACTTATTTGGAACTACTATTGATCCAGAAGATAGAGAGACTAAGAATGTAATCAATATGATGATAGAAGATGGTGTGATGATGGCGTTACCAGGAGGGAGAGATGGGTATATAAACTTTTTACAACCATTCCTAAGAATTATTAAAAAAGAAAAAAATTATTATTTAAAAACAAAAACAGAGAAAGATGAAAAAAGTGTATAAAACATTTCCGTATGAATTTTTATTCCTAATAAACGGAAACCCAATTGTAGGTAGGAATTTCCCTATATACAATTTTAATAAAGATTCCTTTAATTCAATAGAGTTGAAAGAATTAGTAGATGATTGTGTGGATATCCTTAAGTTACATTTTAAAAATAAAACATATGATTATATGTACAAATATTATAACCCATATTTTTACAGTACTGCTGAGGAGAATGTGTCTACTGATGTTGAGGTAAAAGACATTTACGAAGAAGAAGATTTTTTCACTTTTCAGATTTTACATAATAAAAAAATTGTAGTAGAAAAGATTTTTACTGGTAATGACTATCCACCACAAGTAAGATACGATGTGGACATAAGAAAAATTCTTCCTAAAATCATTGATCAAGTTCAACAGGGGTTGAATCAGAAAAATTATACAAAAGAATATGGGAATTATAAGTTAGACCGTATATTTATTAAGAAGTAAACTAAAAAGAGTTATGGATAAAAAAGAAGTTAAGAATTTAGGTTATTTAGGGTATAGTTTTCAGACTAAGTTAGTTAAACAAATGGTTGAGGACACTAAGTTTTCAGAGAGTATAATAGATTTAGTTTCCCCTAATTATTTTGACAACGAGTATATAAGATTAATTATTGCTAGTGTTAAAGATTATAAGGATAATTATGAAACTATCCCTACATACGATACCATAAATCAAATTATTAAGGCTGAAGTTCGAAGAGATATTGCTAGAGAGTCAGCTTTAGAAATGGTTAAAGAAATTCAAAATTCTGATAGTAAAGATTGTTTACATACACAAGAAGTTGCCATTAAGTTCTGCAAACAACAAGAACTTAAGAAGGCTAATCAAAAGATTCAAAAGATATTAGATACTGGAGATTTTGATAGATATGAAGAGTGTGAGGAAATATTAAAACAAGCTTTAACTATTGGTGATGTCACTGACAATGGTATAGATGTGTTTCATGCTATAGAAGATGTGTTAAGTGATGATTTCAGATCCCCAATTCAAACTGGTATAGTAGGATTAGACAACCTTATGGATGGTGGGTTAGCTAAAGGTGAGTTAGGTGTTATATTAGCACCCTTTGGTGTGGGTAAAACAACATTAGTCACTAGAATGGCTAATACTGCTTATAATTTAGGATACAACGTAGTTCAAATATTCTTTGAAGATAACCCAAAAGTTATACAGAGAAAACATTTAACATGTTGGACTGAAATACCTTTAAGTAATTTAACAGAAAACAAAGAAGAAGTTAAAAAGATATTACCGACTCTTAAGAGTAAAAATGGTAATCTTATTCTAAAGAAAATGGCTAGTGATGGTACCACAATACCTCAGATTAAACAATATCTAAGGAAATTAACATCTAATGGTATGAAACCAGATGTCGTATTTGTGGATTATATTGATTGTATCGCCCCTACCAAACAATTTAAAGATGAGTGGACAGGTGAAGGTAATGTTATGAGACAATTCGAAACTATGATATCTGAATTGGATATTGTTGGTTGGACTGCGATACAGGGGAATAGAAGTTCTATTGGTGCTAATGTAGTACAAGCGGATATGATTGGTGGGTCAATTAAAAAGGGACAAATCGGACATTTTATTGTTTCAATAGCCAAAACTTTAGAACAAAAAGAAGAAGGTAGAGCAACTATGGCGATTCTTAAATCTAGATTCGGTAAAGATGGGGTTATATTTGAAGATATTTTATTTGATAATGGAACACTTGTAATTGACACCAATGATTCTAGTGACGTATCTTTCTTAGACTTTGAAAAAGGTAGTAAGAAAAAAGATGCAAACTTTATAACGGACGTTATAAATAAAAAAAGAGAAAGTTTAGGGGGGTAACTAATAAAGTTATCTAATTTAAACAATGTGTGACTATATTGTTAAGGGAATGCTAACCCTTAAATTTAAAATAATTAAAATTAAATAATAAGAATAAGAAGATGAATATATCAAATAAAATACTATCAGAAATTACAGTGTATATGAAATATGCTAAGTATGTTCCAGAATTAAATAGAAGAGAAACTTGGGATGAATTAGTTACAAGAAATAAAAATATGCATATTAAAAAGTATCCAGAATTAAAAGGGGAAATAGAAGAGAAGTATAAATTAGTACACGATAAAAAAGTTTTACCATCGATGAGGTCGATGCAATTTGCTGGTAAGTCTATTGAGATATCACCAAACAGAGTTTATAATTGTGCGTTTTTACCTATTGACGCAGTTGAATCCTTTAGTGAAACAATGTTTTTACTTTTAGGTGGTACAGGTGTGGGGTACTCAGTCCAAAAACATCATGTGGAAAAATTACAACCAATTAATAAACCATATACTAAAAGAAAAAGAAGATTCTTAATTGGAGACTCTATCGAAGGTTGGGCAGATTCTATTAAAGTATTAATGAAGTCATATATTGGTGATAAAAGAAGTTCTACTATAGAATTTGATTTTTCCGATATTAGAGCAAAGGGTGCTAGATTAGTCACTTCTGGTGGTAAAGCACCAGGACCTCAACCACTAAAAGAATGTATTGTTAAGATAACAGGTATTTTAGAAAATAAATCTGATGGTGAAAAATTAACTACACTTGAAACACATGACATTGTGTGTCATATTGCAGATGCAGTGTTAGCTGGTGGTATTCGTAGGGCAGCTTTAATTTCATTATTTAGTGCAGATGATGATGAAATGATTTCTTGTAAATCAGGTAACTGGTGGGAAACTAATCCACAAAGAGGTAGATCAAATAATTCAGCAGTTCTCATTAGACATAAAATTACTAAACAATTTTTTATGGAGTTGTGGAAAAGAATTGAATTGTCTGGTGCTGGTGAACCAGGAATTTATTTATCTAATGATAAAGAATGGGGAACTAATCCTTGTTGTGAGATTGCCTTAAGACCATTCCAATTCTGTAATCTATGTGAAGTTAACGTTTCAAATATAGAATCACAAGAAGACCTAAACGAAAGAGTTAAAGCTGCAGCATTCATAGGAACGTTACAAGCGGGTTATACGGACTTTCATTATCTTAGGGAGATATGGCAAGAAACCACAGAGAAAGACGCTCTAATAGGTGTTTCTATGACAGGAATAGGTAGTGGAGTTGTGTTAGGTTATGACTTAGAAAAATCTGCAGATATTGTAAAAAGAGAAAATAGTAAAGTTGCTAAACTTATTGGTATTAATAAATCTGCTAGGTGTACTACAGTGAAACCTGCTGGGACAACATCTCTAACTTTAGGTACATCATCAGGAATACATGCTTGGCACAATGATTATTATATTAGAAGAATTAGAGTAGGTAAAAACGAATCAATATATAAATATTTAATTGTTAATCATCCAGAATTGTTAGAAGATGATTTCTTCCGATCACATGATACTGCAATTATTACCATACCACAAAAAGCACCAAAGGGTTCTATATTAAGAACTGAATCACCTTTCGACCTTTTAGAAAGGGTTAAGAAAGTGGCAACAGAATGGGTAAAAAGTGGACACAGAAATGGTTCTAACACTCACAATGTTTCTGCTACTATATCACTTAAAGAAGAAGATTGGGGGTTAGCTGGTGAATGGATGTGGACAAACAAAGAACATTATAATGGTTTGTCTGTATTACCTTATAATGGTGGTACATATACACAAGCCCCTTTTGAGGACATCACTGAAGATACCTATAATGAAATGTTAAAACATTTAAATAACATTGATTTGTCTCTAATTGTAGAAGAAACTGACGAAACTGATTTAAGTGGTGAGTTAGCTTGTGCAGGTGGAGCTTGTGAAATTAACTAAAATGAATAACACGTCAAAAGATTGGATATTTGATTTGTATGTGAAGGAGTTTATTAAACCTAAACTCCTTCCTACAGATTTTTACTATGGTGATGATGGTAATATGGTTATGACAGAATCTTATCACCATAGAAGAGGTAGTTGTTGTGGTAATGGTTGTTTACATTGTCCCTACACACCAAAACACCAATTTGGTAGTACAGAAATAAAATAAAAATATTAATAATTGACTTTTTTTATTTATATATATATTTATTAATAAATAAGATTATTTAAAAAAATATTAAAATGAGAATTAAGAAGAACGGAAAAGTGATTAATTTAACTGAATCAGATGTTAAAAGAATCGTAAAAAAGGTGTTAACTGAGTCTAGTAAAGAAACAGGTTGGCTCAACACATATAAAGGAAATATAGTTATAACAAATATGAATAATTTAGCTACTGAAAAGTCTATTGTTGCAACATTGGGTAATAATTTACCTTTAAAAACCAAAAATGATGTATTAGAAGGTACATTTAAAGGGTATTATATTCAATTAGTTGGTGCTGGTGACATACTTCAATCGTCAGATGTAACTTTATCTCCAGATGGTAATGATATAAAAGCGACTAGTGTTAACGGAAATTTGGGAAGTACCATACTACCACAAGCCGCTCAATCAACGAAGATTACATACGATAGTCCCACTCAAGAACCTAAATAAATTTTATAATTCTAAATCAACAATATCGATAATAATATTGTTGATTTTTGAACATACAGTACGATTCGTATAAGAGTCATAATAGGTATAAAGTAAAGTTTTATCTTCTGTATTAATATAAATTTTAACCATATATGATAACGTTGGGTCATGAGTACCATAATCTGAAGTAGTTAGAATATAACCACCACTTACCTTTTCAACGTTTACAATTGGGACAACCGTTGTCCAACCATTATTAGATCTACTAAAAAATGTACTGGTTTTTCCTTGTAAGTCAAATATGTAGTCACAATCTATTATCTCCAACCCATAGTCAACATCAGGTGTATTTATTACGTCTATAGGGTTTTTAAATTCCCCATACCTATAAAATTTCTGAGTTTCACTTACATTTACTTTAATTACTTGACACATTACATTTGAACTTATCAAAGTTCCTACTAAAATTACGATTATTAAAATTATATTTTTCATATTATTTATTTATTTATTTATTATACTACGAATATAGGGATCTTTTATTGAACTGCCAAACTTTTCAATAGATTTTTTATTATTACACTTTCCTTACAAAAAATAAATAGTAGAATATTTATATATACAAATGGCAAAACAAAGATATATAAATATTGATTTCCCCTTCAAAGATAGCGACAAAGGGTTTTATTTTAAACTAAATAGTACTAATACAGACGCTATTAGGTCTGACTTATTACATTTATTATTAACTAATAAAGGTGAAAGGTTATATCTACCTGATTTTGGTAGTGATTTAAAAAAGTATATTTTTGAACCTAATGATAGTATTACTCATGAACAGATAAAAGATAATTTAAATGAAAACATTAAGAGGTACATACCCAACCTTATAATAAATGACATAACATTTAAAAATAACAACATTGAAGAATTAATAATAGTAGAGTTAACTTACACAGTAACAGATGGAACTTTTAATAGTACAGATACAGTTACATTAACATTTTAATATATGGCAACAAAGAAGATCGATTATAACGCTAGGAATTTTGCAGAAGTAAGACAACAGCTAATAAGTTTTATAAAACAATATTACCCTGAAACTTTTTCAGATTTTAACGATGCTTCTGTGGGTATGATGTTATTAGAATTAAACGCTGCGGTGGGTGATATGTTATCATTTCATACTGATAGAATGTTTAATGAAACCCAAATTAACTACGCACAAGAAAAGTCATCACTTTTAGAATTAGCTAGGACTTTTGGGTTAAACGTACCAGGTAAACGACCTAGTATAACGGTAGTT